CCTTGTCCTGCTGAATTATCTCTTTGTGCTTGAAAACCAACATAATATGCAAGGTTTGTATCTACACTTGATAATTTCAACATATCTGTGGCTGCGTTAACACCCGTTGCAGATTTTAAAATGTGTAAAGGTGCAGAAGGACTAGCAGTTCCAATTCCAACTTTTCCAGAACTATCTATTGCCATATGGTCTGCACTATTATTAGAGCTAAATACTAAAAAATTAGCTGAACCAACTTCTCTTGCTTCAATTTCAGAAGTATTATTTGAAGTACCTAACTTAATTAAAGTACCTCCTGCTTTACTTAAATGCAATTGTGCAGAAGGACTACCAGTTCCAATCCCAACACCAGTAGAATCAATAATCATTCTCTGAGTTCCACCGGTATCAAACCTAATCTTATCTTCGTCTGAACTTTCTTCTACCTGTACCTTAGTATCTGCATCGGCATCACTTAAAATATTAGCAGTTGTGCTGCTTGTAGCAGTTAATGTAATAGCTTCAACCTTTGAAGTATTAGGAGGAGCTTCAGAAAACGTTAAGGTATTTCCTGATATTGAATAAGTATCTTTATGCTGTAGTACACCATCTATAGTTACAAAAGTTGCATTCTCATTAATCGGTGTAGTACTTAAAGTTAAAGTAGTATCAGAACCATCTCCAGTCATAGTGTCAAGACTTGGAGCAGTTCCACCTCCACCACCACCAGCTATNGCACCCCAAGCATCTGTATAACCCTCAAAACCACCTGTAGTAGTATTATATCTAAANTAACCTGCTGCTGGGCTTGTTGGTCTTTGAGCTGTTGTACCTACTGGGACATGTACAGCATCTGTGTTAGCACCTAAGTCTAGTGAGACATCAGGAGTAGTTTGATTAATACCAACTCTGTTTGTACTTACATCTGCAAACAATACACCACTATCAACATTCAAGTCTCCAGAGAATGTAGCAGCGTTAAAAGTTGTAGGTACTATATTAGCTGTACCATCAAAGCTTACACCACCTATAGTTCTAGCAGTTGCTAAAGCTGTAGTAGTAGCAGATAAATTAACTGCAATATTAGAAGTACCATCAAAGCTTGTACCACCAATAGTTCTAGCAGTTGCTAAAGCTGTTGCAGTTGCTGCATTACCTGTAGTATCTTGATTAAGTGTACCGACTGTAAAGTCTACTGTACCATCTGCATCTTGATAAGCTACTGTAATACCTGATTCAGTATTACTTGTAAACATTGCACCAACTGTATCTTGTACAACTTCTGTTAAGTCTATGTTAGCTGTACCATCAAATGATACACCATGAATTGTTCTAGCTGTTTGAAGTGCTGTAGCTGTTGCAGCGTTACCAGTTGTATTTTGATTAAGTGTACCAATTACAAAGTCCAGAGTATTATCTGAATCTTCATAAGTAACTGTTATGTTTGTTTCTGTATTACTAGATACCATTGCACCAACAGTATCACTAATAGTTTCTGCTAGTGTTGTACCGTTTACTGTAATTGCATCGGCTTCTAATATACCATCAATATCTACATTACCTGATATGTCTAAACTTGCTGCTGTTATTTCACCACCAACTGTAAGAGTTGTAGCCATGTCTACAGCACCGTCTATATCAACAACGTCTAAGTTAGTTGTTCCATCAACATCAATGTCTCCAGAAATGTCTAAGCTTGTACCGGTTAGTACACCTGTAACACCTAGAGTTCCTGCGACTGTAGCGTTTACATCTACGTCTAACGTATCTATATGTGCTGTACCGTCTATGTAAAGGTTTCTCCACTCTTGTGTAGAACTACCTAAGTCATAAGTATCATCATCATCTGGAATAATGTGTGAGTCTACATCAGCACCAAATACTACGTTATCAGTAGCTGCATCACCCATAGTGATTGTACCACCGTTAAAAGTTGTAGTACCTGTNACTGTTAGATTACCNCCTACTGCTACGTTACCAGTAGTTGTAATTGTATCTGTATATGTATCTTTAAATCTTAAACTTGTTGTACCTAAATCTATATCACTGTCTGTAACAGGTATAATAGCTCCATCAGCTATGTATAACTGTTGTACAGAACTACTTGATACTTGTACATAAAATTCTATAAAATTATTAGTAGTATCTATTAATACTTTATTGTTTGGTGAAGTTTCACCTGCATCACCAATTAATCCTATGACTGGTCCACTTGCTGTTGTACCATCATGGCTATGACCTGATGTATTACTAAATGCATTTACTAATTGATTGTATTCATTATTGAATAAAGCAGCAGTAATTGTATCTCCGTCTGCAAATGTGCTTTGTCTTGTATAACCTGCCATATTATTATTCTCCGTTTAAATTTTTAATTTAAGATTTAGGATTTGCAGTTTTAATTTCTGCTATTTTATCTTTCCAAGTTGTTGTTCCGTTTACAGAATCCCAATATTGCATATCTAGTTGGTCTTCTATACTAGGATAGTTTTCTATTCTTTTCCTAGCATACTCTTGATTATTCCAAGCTGTTTGCAACTCTGTAATTTTTGAGTTTATTTGTGAGTCTGTAGGTTTATCACTAATTTCTTTTAACCATTTTAAAGTTGGTGTTCCATCAATATCTTCTACGATATAATCTATTCCAAATTCGTATTCTGGTTTTAAGTTGTGTATTGCTGTTGCTATATCCATTTTTTTTCCTGTTGTTATTATTCTATTCTTACTATGTACATATAATTATTGGTTGTATATTGACCATTTCCATCTAATAAAACATTCGTTGTACTAGCATAATTGGATAGGCTAAATCTAAAATCAATTACATCATTTTGAGCCAAATCCCATACATTATTGATAGGAATTTCAAATCTAATTATATCTGCACCAACAGTCTTACTATATTGTGAAGTGCTATAATTAGGTAACGCTGAACCGTTTTTATAGATATATACATTACCTACATGCTGACCAGCACCAGTGGTCTGAAAATTTTGACTTTTAATTCTTCCTAAAAATAAATATTTACCCGCTGCTGGAACTGTATATTCTTTATTGGTTGTACTAAAAGCACTATCAGAGTTTCCAAATGTAACATAATCAAAATTTATTTTAGTTGTTGTGTTTCTTGTTACTGTTTGACTTGTACCATTATTGTGCATCACCACCTTAACTCCATTTGACAGAACACCACTACCTCCACCACCACCTCCGCCTGAAGCATCTTCCCATGCAACACCACTACCTGTTGATGTAAGAACTTGTCCGTCTGTTCCTTGAGCACCGTTTATTTTATAATTATCTGCATCTACAACAACAGCATTGACAGTTAAATTACCAGTCATAGTACCACCAGCTTTAGGTAGTGCTGCATTAGCTGTAGTAGTTGTACTCGTAAGTATTGTATTTCTTGCAGCGATATCTACACCATCAACAGTACCTGTTACATAAATTGCTCCAGTAACTTGAAGGTCTGAAGCAAATGCCGCCTGTGCATTACTATAAATGGTTAAAGCATTTGTGCCTGTTCCTAAGTCATTAATACTAGGAGTACTGCTACCACCTGAAGCTGCTGCCCAAGTTAATACACCTGAACCATTTGTTTGTAAAAACTGATTAGCATTGCCATCATTATTAGGTAGTGTTAATGTGTAACTTGCTCCAGCACTGTGTGGTGGTCCTTTAATTGTTATTCCATGAGAATTATTTTCACAATTAAGTTTGAATTGACCTGCACCCTTAGTAGAGTTTCCTTTAAATATAACAACACCTGAACCATTTGGGTCAATTTCTATATTGTTGTTACTATGTGTGCGTATATCTGTAGTTCTTAGATATCCATTTGCAAATATATCATTAGAAAAAGTAACATCTTGACTAAATGTAGGGTCTCCATTTATATCCATGTTACCACCTTGATAGATTGTGAACACTTTAACTGAACCATTTGAGTAATCAGTAATACTAGGTGAACCACCTACTACTGCTTCCCATCCAACACCACTACCTGTTGAGGTTAAAACTTGCCCGTCTGTACCTTGAGAGCCATTAATTGTTAAATTATCAGTTTCTAACACTCCATCAACATCTAAATTACCATTAAAGTCTACATTTCCAGCTACTGTTAAAGTTGTAGCCATATCAACAGCACCATCAATGTCCACGACATCAAGGTTAGTAGTTCCATCTACGTCTATATCGCCTGAGATGTCTAGGGATGCTACTACAGCTGTACCTGTAAGCGTAGGAGCAGTTAGTGATTTGTTTGTTAAAGTTTGTGAGCCTGTTAAAGTTGTTACAGTAGAATCTATATTAACTGTTATAGTATTCCCTGAACCTACAGTAGCTAAACCAGTCCCACCAGCGATTGTAAGGCTTTCTGAGTCGAGGTCAATGCTTAAAGCACCTCCACTATCACCTTGAAAATCTAAGTCCTGTGCAGTGACTTGAGAGTCTACATAAGCTTTAATAGATTGTTGAGATGCAATACCTGTAGCACTGTTAGATGCCATATTGTCTTCATCAAGAAAAGATTTACCATCTAATATACTTAGAGTTGAACCTGAACTTAAAACTGCATTTGTTACTTTTGTTATTGCCATTTGTTTTTATCTCCTGCCTGAAGGTATAAAGTCTACATATAGACCATTAATTGTGTAAGGTGCTTTGTTATCTTCACTTATAAATGTAAAATTATTACTTGTTCCACTTCCTTGTAAAGGTACTCTTATCATCGGATTTTCTGCTCCTCCAAAGACGTTAGTATTAAATAAAGCTTCACCAAATATTGCTGGTGGATTTATTGTTCCTAAATCAAATAGTTCAGGAGGTTGTGGTATATTTGTATTACCATATTCAAATTTAACTTGAACATCTGGTTCTACAACACCTTCTGCACTTGTAGAAACTTTTAAATAGTGTAAAGTTTTTAAAGTTCCTAAATCACCATAATCATAATCAGGTGTAGCATATCTTGCTAAGATGTTAGTTCCATCAAAATCATTACCTGAATCATGTATATACACGTAACCTGTAGTAGACCCGTGATAATATTTTTCCACACCATTCGCATCAAATCCTGAACCTATTTCTGTTACTTCTATTCCTCTTGTCTCTGACCACTGAAAACCATCTGCTCTTAGTGTCCCTATAATTCCTTTTTGTTCACTAGCATCCCCAGTAGTGTCTGTATAAAATAATCTATACTGTGACTTTTCTCTTAACACTAAACTACTTATTGTAAAGTTATTTATGTTCTCAGCTAAACTTGTTACTAAAGGCTGTATAGCTTTACTAACTGTACCTAACTCAACATCTCCGATTCTTGCAGTACCGGCAACTGTTCTTAATCCATCTGGTGCTAAAAATATTAAGTCACCACCAATCTCTTGAATACTGTAACCACTTAAGCATCCTACGTTTTCTGCAACAGGTACAACTGCTACAGTAGCATTATCATTTATATTTATAAGTTTATGAATACTGTTTTCACAAAATATAAATAAGTCTGTACGGAAACCCTTGATACCTACTACTTTATCTGATATAGTTACTGAACCTGCTCCAGTACCACTTCCAGTACCGAAGTCTGATGGGTCATTATAAACACTATAGTAAACTGTATTCTCGTTATCTTCTACACCAGCAGCTATTAAGTGATGGTCATGTGAAGTTACAAACGTAGCGTGTTTATTAGTTCCTGTAACTGTTACTTCTTCTGTAAAGTAAGTTCTAGCACTTAAAGCTCCACTGCCTTCCATTCTAAAACTAAAAGGTTTGTTAGCTCCGTCAGCTATAATTATTGTACCATAGTCTTGTGCAGCACCTTCAAACATTGCAAATTGTATTTGCCCTTGTCCAGTTCTAGCTGTAACACTTCTTCCTGTAAAGGTTGTATAGTTATCTCCACTACTATGAGATAATTTATTTATCTGTAAGTAAGTAGTTCCATCTTGTGTAAAGTATATATTAGTACTTGTACAAACTACAACTCCATCTGCATAAGGCATAACACCTAATATAGTTGTAGCACTTCCTGAAGGTTGGTTACTACCAAACTTAGTAAAGCCATTGATACGTCTATATCCACCTTCTATAGAGACTTCAAAGTTTCTAAGTTCTCTTGCAACTCCGGGAGTCTTAAGTAAATCAATTGAGTTAGCTGATTTAACTAAGCCACCGTTACATGCAACAGTATAAGGTTGTGAACGTGCCATAAATTAGAAGTAAGTTCTATCGTCTGTCATATACTTTGGAGCTGGATTCATAAGATTAGATTTCATATACTTCATTCCTTTCTTATAATCATCCAATGCGAAAGCTGCTTGTTGTGGGCTTTCTTTAAACTGCCAAATGTAATAACGAACTCTAGCTGTTATTATATTACTGTATTGCTCTGGTAAAGTGATTGTGTCATCATATGCTGATAACGCAGTCGGTCTTACAAAAGCATAAAAGTGTATATTATAAACCTTATCAGGTATTGGACTTAATCCAAACTTTCTATTGTCAGGAGACTTGATTACAAATCTAGGCTCTCCGTGATTTTGAGTATCTGCATCATCTGCATTNTCACTGTCTCTGTAGTATCTTGTCCAGTCTGTGTGTGTAAGAAACTTTAAACCTTTAGAGACATAAGGTGTTGTTTCTCCACTTACGTTGATTGTTGTGACATAAAAGTCATCCCAATCTATTGATGAGTAGTCTGTAGTAATATTAGAACTACCATCTTTTAAAGTGTACCATCTTTGTCCTGTTATAGTAGGCACTGTTACGTTCCCATAGAAAGGGTCAGTAGCTCCACTTACGTTTGCAGCAAAGAAAGGTAACTGTGGTTCTTCGTTGGCTATATCAAAGATTGCTTTGTTTACACTATCTTTTACAAACTTTTGAATACCTGTAGCGTTTGCAAAGTTTGCAGACGTTAAAGGAATCTCATTAAGTTCTCTTAGTGCTTCATTAGTTATGTCAAGATATGTTGTAGCCATTATTTTTTACCTTTAGCTTTTAACTTTGCTTTTTTACTTAAATCTTTAAAATGAAAAAGTTTTACACTGGTCTTACCGTGTGTCTTGCCAGAATGTAAATCCCCGTTAGGCATTTTATGAGAACCACCTTTATGTTCAGTACCGTCTCTTTTATAATGTTTTACACCTTTCATTTTAA